CTCTTTTAGTTGTCCATTGCTTTCATCATTCACAAGTTGAATTGAAATTTCAGTTGTTTTTATAGGATATTTTGAATATGTATCTTTTGATTTTTTTGCATTAATTTCAACAGACTTGCCGTTTGTAGAATAAGTTGCACCACCCCCCACATTACTAGATTTACTGCCACGTGTAACACATTTCCCAATAGAGTCATCTTCAACTTCAGCAGATCGATAAACCGGTTTGGGTTTTCTGATAATTTCGTAAAGTCCAATTGTAATGAAAATCTGGTTTGATTTATTATAATGTTCTGGAGACATACCGGAACTCTCTTCCTCACTACTCATTCTTTGAAAATAAAATCGTGTATCGTCTTTAAGACTGTGAAAACTGCTAATAAACGCTGAAATCCTTTTATCTTGATGATGCATAATATTGCTGTATCCTTCTTGAGTTAAAACATTTTCGTATGTAACAACTCTACCATCTCCGAATTTCATATATGTAATCTTAAATGCGTATTTATCATTGTAATATTTTGGGTCGGTAGAAATAGTTATTTCATAATGACACCCCGAAGGAAGATTTGAAATTAGAAGTCCATTTTCGTCGGCAGTTTTTGGTCGTGAAGCAAGTTTTGTAGTCGGTCGCCAAAGATTTGATATTTTTGGATCAACAATGTTTACTGTAACTCGGTATCCATCATAGTGAAGACAGCGTTCATCCATACCATACTTAAGAAGTTGATCCGTATAAAACAAATCACAAGTATACCAATTACCGGGGGCACCTCGTGTATGATATTCTTTGATGTCAAATTCTCGTCCTTTGTAAATACGGTCGACTGGAAGTTTTTTTGCACAACATTCACAAAATGAAATTTCCTCAAGAGGTATCTGTCTCCCATATACAATTATTCCATATAGGTTCCCAAGTATAGGTTTTTCTTCACCATTACAATAAGTCTTTCCTGGTTTTCCACTATCAAATATTGATGGTGCTGTGGACGTGCCGTACGTGTCCTTAAGAGTTTCCATATTATTTACTAAACATAATATTTAAGTATTACATTCAATTTTTTATTTAACAAATACTCGGTTTGCTTGCTGTGATGCGACAATAAAATTTGTATTTTTTGGCATATCGTCTAATTTATCGCAACCAATATAAGTACAAGTACTTCTCACACCACCAAGATAATCGTTAACTGTATTTTCTAGTTTTCCCTTATAGGGTATTTTAATACACCTTCCTTCTGATGAACGGTATGTATTCATTTTACCAAAGTGTTTTACCATAGCAAATTCTGAACTCATACCATAAAACATTTTAAATTTTTTCCCATCTTCTTCAACTATATCTCCAGGATTTTCATCATGTCCAGCAAATTGACCACCCATCATAACAAAATCTGCTGAAGCACCAAATGCTTTCGACATATCACCCGGACAGGTAATTCCGCCGTCCGAAATAATATATCCCCCCGCTTTTTTTGCTGAATCTTTACAATTAAAAATTGCAGATAATTGCGGAACACCAACACCAGTTTTAATCCTAGTAGTACAAGCACTACCTGGACCAATACCAACCTTTACAATATCTACACCGCAATCGTTTATTAAATCATAAACAATATCTGGAGTAACGACATTACCTGCAACAATTATTTTATCAGGATATTTGTCTCTTACTTTTCTACAGAATTCCCTAAATGATTTAATATAACCATTGGCAATATCAATGCAAATCCATTTACATTCAATATTATCAAGAATTTCTGTAAGATTTTTATAATTTGCATATGAAATACCGGATGATACCATAAAAAAATTGGGATCTAAAGTATTATCCCTTTTAAATTTTTCAAAATGAGAAAGTGTATAGAATTTATGAAATGCTGTTAAAATTTTATGTTTTGATAAAACCTTATAAACATCAAAAGTTCCAGTGGTATCCATATTTGCAGCAATAATTGGAACACCGGTCCAAGAAGAATTTTTAAATTGAAATGTTTTTTCAAGATTTACTTCACTTCTCGATGAAATATTAAATTCTGGATTGTAATTTGGTTTTATTAAAACACTGCTGAAATCATATGTCGCTGTCGTATCCAAAGATTGCATTTCTATTTAATAATATAATCAATATTATTTATATTATTTACATTAAACTACAATACATACTATTCTTCACATTATTGTGGTGGAATAACTGATAATATTGGATATTCCAATTATAAAACTTTTTAAGTGTTTGGAACATTAATAATGTTTTTGTAGAAAATCTTCTTGGCAGTAATAACGAAACAATATTACACCTTTGAACATTTAAAACGCCGACTTTATACAACTAATATTCTTAAATTATCAGCAAAACAACATTCTAAATCCAATTGGTGAAGTTCTTTTAATTTATTTTTATCTACATTTTTTTCTTATATAATCCGCAAATTCACATTCAGGACTTTTAAAAAAATTATATTTAAATTCTTTTAAATATTTACACTTAACAGCAAATAATCCTAATACACAATCATTAAACATATATTTTTTCGTACAAACATTAAAAAATTTAACAAAAGCATCATAATCGTTAATATTATTTTTAACAAAATTTATGAAATTTAAATTTAATAATTTATATCGTCCAGTTAGTTTTATAATAATATCTTCATCTTTAATATTATACTGATTTATTACTTCTTTTATATCTAATAATTCATTTTCTCCTTTATGCTTATAATTAATCATATTATTATTTGTATAGCAAATAGCACATTTTAAATCATCTAAATATGTTTGTCGTACTCCATTATTTTCAACTATAATTGGTTTAATGTTTGAATCATTATTAATTAGCTCTAATAGATTGTTTATACATTCAATATATCTGGTTTGTCTGTGAATATTATTTTTTACACCTGTTTTATTATTAATTGATGTTGTAATTATAATATATTAAATAAATATAATAAACGAATGATTAGGTTTTTAATCGGCATTTGAATTGTTCAAATGTGTAAAATTATTTTTTTCAAACTCTCTTTGATTATTTTGATACTCAGATAAGAAGGAGTTTAGTTTCTCATTATTTAAATGTTGAGAGTTTCTTAAATAATGAATGATATTTTTTATTTTCATCCTAAAAAGTATATTAATTTATTTGTTTTGAATGACTACTATGATAATATTTGATTGTTTTATCTAAATTATTTACTAGTTTTTCATTAAAAAAATAATGTAATATTTCTCCCCATATTGGTAAATCCCCCCATCTGTATCGATAAATATTATTACTATTCTTAATTTCTTCTAAAAATTTAAAAATTAATTCATTATCCCTTATTTTTCTTAAATTGAATAGAATAATATTTGTATAAGGTCCAGTTGGGGGACGTGTAGTAAAATTTTCATTTTTTATATTATTTTTTAAAAAGTTGATGGTAAATTGATTTAATCCTTGTGTAACGGAGGCAACATCCGTAAATGTAGACCCATACAATACGACTTTTGTTTTTAATTTATTGAACATTTGATCTATATTGAAATCAATAGTACAATCTTCATCTATCCTAATAACATAATCATAGTTTTTAACAAAATGAAAAAAATCAATTGCCCAAAAATGACACATATGAAAGTATCCTGCTGGAAATCTTATAACCTGATGATGATTATATTTTTTTATTTTTTCTTTTTCTTTATCAAATGCTAACCCATCTTTTGCAACATCTATATATTTAAATTGTAAAGAAGGTGTATTTGAATTGATATATGTTTGATGTTCATGTAATATATTACCTTCATGAAATATAACTAATAATATATTTTTATTGGTTAAATTTTTTTCAATAGATTTATTTCTTTTGATTAATTTTTGATAAGAATTAGTATTATTATAACCCCTTGTTAATGTGAGAATTGCAGATTTATTTTCCATCAATATATATATATTATATATCATATAAATTTAATTAATCTATCTTCTATTGGTTGTTTTCCTCTAAAATTATTTAAATTTTTTCTGTGAATATGTAAATTTACAATAGGAATTAATTCGTTATTTATTTCTAAATGGGGAATAAAATTGTTTTCTTTCTTCTTCCAATAAAAATTATAATTATTATATTTTACTAAACAAGTCTCATTTATAAACCCAGGACGTGTGTAATTATAATGACAACCACCTAGATATTGACCAATTGCGGCAGCATCAAATATAGCATTAAACTTTTCATAATTTTTATTTAATAAATCTCTTTTATTATAATTATTATTTTGTTTTACGATAGGGAGAGTATCACTGATGTCTTTATTTTTATTAAAAAAAATACCCAAATTATTCATATCATTTGTTGTATTATTATAGTTTTTTATTAATCTTTCTAACTCTCGGTGTGATGGAATAAATAATAAGCTAGGAATGCAACGATTATGACTATCCATTGTTAAATATATTTTCTTCTCATTAGGTATATAATTATTCAAATTAGCATATATCATTACATCATTTTCTATATGAAAACACCCTTCAATATTATATTTTTTAATATAATCATATAAATAAAAAAAACGGTTACTTGATTGAAACCATAAACCATTATTAGATTTTTTATTTAATTTACAATTATTATCATAATTATAGTTATTTAAATCTTCAGCGTAAATTATTTTAATCTTTGATTTTACTTGTTTAAAACTATTTTCTAAATTTTTATTTGTAATTACTGTTATATTACTATTATTAAAATCTAATAAATTATTTATATTCTCTGTTATATAATTTTGAAAAGTTCCTAAGCATACTAATATAATTTCTACCATATATATATTGACATATTATATATATATATAATATGACTAATTTATAACGTAAATTGTTATTATTCTATTTTGAAACATCCATTTATTAAATAATATATATAATATTTTGTCTCATTTTCAAATTTCAAGGGTGTAAATAAATTTAAAATACTGATAAATATATTATATCATTAATTATATATGATATATTTTATTATAACTACATCTATATTTAATAATTGTTCTATAAGAAAAAACCAATATATTAAAGGAATTAATAAAATTAAAAATGTAATACAACATTTAAATTTTAAAAATTACAAAATTATTATTGTTGAAAATAACGGAAACAGAGATACATTTTTAAATATGCTAGATTGTGAAGTATACTATACAGAAAATAATTTTATCCAAACGCGTAATATAGGCATAAAAGAATTACAAGATATTTTACATTGTATAGACAAATACAATATTAATGACACCGATTTCATTGTAAAAATGACAGGTAGATATATTTTAGATGATAATAGTGAATTTATGAATATTATTAAAAATATTCATAATACAAAATATGATTGTGTAATAAAATATGGTTCTTATTTAAAACCTGTAAATTATAAAATGAATGATTGTGTTACAGGATTAATAGGGATGTCTTGTTTGTATGTAAAACAGATTGAAAAACCTAATGAAGAAGAATGTGTTGAATGGAAATGGGGTAAAGTTACAAATTTAATAAATGATAAAAAAATATATATAGTAAATAAATTAGGCATAAATATATGTCCTGGTTCTAACAAATATTTTAAGATTTAGTAAAAAAATACTTTTTAATATAACTCATAGTGTATTTGTTTACATTTTCCCAGTTATAACTATCATAAGTTGTAATAACTTTTTCGGGATCAAAATCTTCCCATTTGTCAAGTATTAAAATAGGTAAATCTTTCTGTAACTCTTCTACCATAATATTTTTCAGAGTAATGGGAACAACGCCTAAATAAATACACTCCCAAAAACGATGCGTATCTATACCATTTCCCTCAGGACAGAATGCAAACTTATACTCTTGTAAAATATTTAGATAATTAGAATAATTAGTATTACTATTCCATTTTATATTTTTATTTTTTATAATATCATAACATTGTTGTCTTTTATATTTATTTGTTGCTATTTTAAAGTTAAAAAAGAAATCTTTACTTTTTACTAATCTATTAAATTTCAAATTATCCCAAGATTGTATATTTCCATGAGACCATTGAGTATTCGCAATTCCAATGGGTAATATTTTAACTCTATCATCTATAACATTTTTATTTTGTGTATATATTTGTTTTAATTTTGGTATTTTTGAAAATAATTTTAAATGTTTTACATCAAATGCGTGGTCTGAATTATGACAAAATAAATTAAATTCATTTTTAAATTTACTTAAAAATGATAGTAATTCGTTTGAATTTAATGTGTGTGTATAACAAAAATATTTGCTTTATTATCAAAATTTGTATTTACTATATCCTTTGTTAGAAATCTAGATTGAGCTTCATTAATAATTTTTTTGTTTATAACACAACCAGAATTACCTATAAAATGTTCACATTCTAACTGAATTTTTTCTCCTGTAA